ATTGGAAACTATGAATCAAGTAAATTATATCAGGAAGTTATAAAACCTTCTGGCAAACCTGATACTGATACTGATACTGATACAACTTCTGAAAATATTGATAAAGTCATATTATTTAAAAAAATAATAAACAGTTTTCAAAACTTCTTAAGATATTTAGAAAGCAATTTAACAATTGATTATACTTATTTATGGGATGTTATTTGTAAGAAGAATCCATTGCTTTTTCCAGATGGATTAAATTTAATTATATTAGATATTACAATTGAAGATATTTTAATTGCAGTAAATGATGCAACTTCAATTGCTGCAAATACATATCTTGATATAGAAGGTGAGGAAGTTTTTGTAAAATCAAAATCTGGAAATGTGCTTACTGTTGATAGAGGAAGAGATGGAACAAAGGTTTTATCTCATGTTTCTGGAGCACAAGTAAAATCAATCACATCATCAGATAATATCCTCATCCCTACAGGTGATGATTTTGGATTTAGTGGATCTACCACGTAGTAGATTAAAATTAAAATGACAAATAAATTTGATAATTTGAATGAAGCATTTAATGTTACTGGAGAAATAGTTCCGAATAATTCAGAAACAAATGTAGAAAAAATTGAGAAAGTTGCAAATTCAATAGACGATATAAAAAAAGATTATGACTATACCAGAGGAAATTTATACTCTCTTATAGAAAAGGGTCAAGAGGCAATTAATGGTATTCTTGAACTTGCTCAAGAAAGTGAAATGCCAAGGGCATATGAAGTTGCTGGACAATTAATTAAAAATGTAGCTGATGCGACTGATAAATTGATGGATCTTCAAAAGAAATTAAGAGATATTGAAGAAGAAAAAGTTTCCAAAGGTCCAACAAACGTTACCAATGCTCTTTTTGTAGGTTCTACTGCAGAATTATCTAAACTACTTAAAAATGGACTGAATCAAGAAGATAAATAAAAATAAAATGCCAAAATTGAAACCCCATCTTTCAGTTCAACAAATTGCAAAGAAACATCGTCTTGATGTTTCTTTTATTCAAAAACAACTGGACATGGGCGAACCAATTGAACATGAGCATACTAAAGATCATACTCTTGCAATGGATATTGCTCTTCAACATTTGGATGAAATTCCAGATTACTATACACGTCTAAAGAAAATGGAAGCATCTGCAAAGAAAGAACATAAAAGGTTTAGAGATGTAAAAGAATATGCAGAATTAGACGATATGGATGATGATAGAGATTCTCCAATGATGAAGCATTCTGTACATTCAGATCATATTGAATATGCTAAAAGATATTGTCCAAAATGTAAGCAAGTTCAAACAAGAAGTGAATGTAAATATGGACCAAAATGTTGGGATATATTTTCAATACCTGAAAAGTTAAAAGAGGAAAACATGTCCGAAGAAAAAAGATATTGCCCTCTCTGTGATAAGAGAGAAACACGTTCAGAATGTTCTTATGGAGGAAAAGCATGGGATAGGGTTTCTGTGAAAGATCACGAATATTCCATGGCACGTTCAGAACTTGATACATTAATAAAGGCAGCACAAAGAATTAAGAAAAAGGTTAGCAAAGGTGAGGGTAGTTTGGAGGCATGGGTTCAGTCAAAAATTACAAAAGCAGCAGATTATATTGATACTGCAGCAGATTATATTGACAGTGGAGAAATGGAAGAAGCGGCAAATCCCGCTCAACAGGCAGCAATTGCGATTAGTATGAAAAAGAAAGGAATAAAACCAAAATCAGAAGTTGAAGAAGCATGTTGGGTTGGATATAAACAAGAAGGTTTAAAGAAAAAAGGCAAAAAAATGGTTCCAAACTGCGTCCCAGCAAAAGAAGAACGACTTGTAGATAAAATTCTTGGAGAACTTCAAGAAGCATCAAAATCTGGAGATTCTTCTCTCCACGATTGGTTTTCGAAGAGTAAATCATCTGATGGAAAACCTGGATGGGTTCAATTAGGTGGCAAATATGCAGGTAAATCATGTGCAAAGCAACCAGGACAAACCACAAAACCAAAATGTGGTAGTTCTAAAATGGCAGCAGAAATGTCACCTGAAGAAGAGGAAAGATCAGCAAGGAGAAAAAGAAGAGAAGATCCAAATTCAGAAAGATCAGGCAAGGCAAAAAATGTTGCAACTGAAGAAGTTGTAAATGAAGATGCCTGCAAAGATAAAGTAAAATCAAGATATAAGATTTGGCCAAGTGCATATGCATCAGGAGCACTTGTAAAATGCCGTAAAGTGGGCGCTTCTAATTGGGGAAACAAAACTAAAAAAGAAGATGTAACTATTGAAGATGTAAATGGAAATACTTTTGCAGAAGTTGTTGATGTCATTAAACCAGAACCAATTAAAGGATTTAAATCTCAAATTGAAGAGGCAACACGCCTCCAAGCAGAAACAGGAAATATTATTGCAGTAATTTTAAGTTGGAGAGGAAAGACATATTCTATTAGGATGTTTTTCCCACAAGCAGGAATGCCATCAAAAAAGGATGTGGCCACTGAAATTCAAAAGGTATATCCAGGAGCAATTGTTCTTCAATTTAACGTTTCAACGATTCAAGCAGGAATGCCCCTTATTCAAGTAGTAAATTCTAAATCAAAGAATTATCTTCTAAACAATAAAACAATTGGAGAAGAAACTATTGAAGAAGTTGCAGCATGGCAGAGAAAGGAAGGAAAAAATCCCAAAGGTGGATTAAATGAAAAAGGTCGCAAATCTTATGAAAGAGAGCATCCTGGTAGTAATTTACAAAGACCGCAACCGGAAGGAGGATCGCGTAGAGATTCATTCTGTGCCAGAATGAAAGGAATGAAGAAAAAATTAACTTCAGCAAAAACCGCAAACGATCCTGATTCAAGGATTAATAAATCACTTAGAGCTTGGAACTGCTAATACAATAAAATTATATCATGTCAGACGTATATCTTGGTAATCCGCTTTTAAAAAAAGCAAATACTCCAATAGAATTCACTCAAGAGCAAATTGAGGAATTTATCAGATGTAAGGACGATCCTGTTTATTTTGCAAACAATTATGTAAAAATTGTTACTCTTGATCATGGATTGCAAACTTTCAAACCGTATCATTTTCAAGAAAAGTTAATTAATAATTTCCATAAACATAGATTCAATATATGTAAGATGCCACGACAGACTGGTAAGTCTACAACTGTGGTATCATTTCTTTTACATTATGCCGTATTCAATGATAATGTAAATATTGGTATTCTTGCCAACAAAGCCGCAATTGCAAGAGAACTTTTAGATCGTTTGCAAACTGCATATGAAAACTTACCAAAATGGATGCAACAAGGAATCATCTCTTGGAATAAAGGTTCATTGGAATTGGAAAACGGAAGTAAAATCTTGGCTGCTTCTACTTCTGCTTCTGCGGTTCGTGGTATGTCTTTCAATATTCTCTTTTTGGATGAATTTGCGTTCGTTCCAAATCACATTGCAGATTCATTTTTTGCATCTGTTTATCCTACCATCACTTCAGGTAAACAAACAAAAGTGATTATAGTTTCTACTCCACATGGTATGAATCATTTTTACCGAATGTGGCATGACGCCGAAAAAGGTAAAAATGAATATATCTTTACCGATGTTCATTGGAGTGAAGTTCCAGGTAGAGACGAAGAATGGAAAAAACAAACAATTGCAAACACATTAGAAGATTATTGTATTCCAAATCATACTGAATAATACTTGCAACCTGGTCTCCAACATCGTTCACCTCACATAAGATGTAGGCATTATTATAACTCTTTGCAATATCATGAATAATGCTTGGAAAAAGCATTGGTTTGATCTCATTATTTCTATACTTTGCAACTACTCTATGTGGAAATTGTGTTATATCCACTACAGTAAATGCTGAGTAATCATTTCCAACCCCTCTGGCTACGTCTACAGTAATCAAATAGTCA